CGCACAATCGAGCGACCGTTCACTGCCACCAGTTACCTCCTTCCAAGAAGATGATCTGCCCTTCTTGGTTTGTGCCTGCGGAGGCCCAGATCTCGCCGGTAAAGTTGACCGGGAGAAGGGTCTGACTGTCCCCCAGTCCCTGACCGGCCGTTTGACTCACCAATGCAGGGAAGGGGCGATTGTGAAGAGGCGCAACGATACCGGGAAGCTGGCCCCGCGGCATCAGCGCCGCCTCATAAATCTGCACCGCGCTGAACATGAGCCCTTGGCTGATGGGTTCCGGGTACGCCACGGCGTACCTGTTCGCCCCCCCCCAAGCCTTGTAATTGCCATCACGATAGCCGCCGACCAAGTGCGCCGCTGCTGCCTGGGCTGGGCTTCCATACGTGGTCGGCAAGTACAGCGCAGCTCTACTGGCGTCCACTGAATCGTGAGAGTTGAGCGTAGTAAAAATCCTCTGATCCACGTCAAGGTTGGACGCGAACGAACCCAGCCCATTCCAGCAAACGCACCAGTTGCTGTTATCACCAGGCTTGTATGAAATGAAATCGCCGAAGAAGTAGGGGTGGTAGTAGTTCGACGAAGGCCAGGGATTGATGAAGATGTATACGATTCTTGAATCTGCCACGATCAGCCAACGCCGAGAGCCCCCATCCAACACGGAGGATTTTGCGATGACCACGCCATTGGCGAGGGTAGTGGGCGCCGGGGTCGGATTAAGGCCAGTGTCGAGTGCTGTCATGGCGGAGTAGCCCCGCGCAAAGGCGTATCCAGCAGTCCCTGCGGCACCGGGGTCTTCTACCTGCAGGTAGAAGCCAGTCCCCTCAGCTACATTGTTTCGATAGGCCCGCTTGTTGGGGCCACTGAACTCCTTGGTCCAGCCTGCACCATCCTTGCGGTCAACACCGGTGCCATAACCATCGACAAGAACAGCGTCCAGCAGCGCCACTAGGCTGCCAGCTTGACCAGAGAGCTGCGGCGCACCCATATCGGTGCTCTTGTATACGGTTGCCATGTTATTTCTCCCCCGCCACGTTGCCGACGACCTGCAGCCGAGTCGAATCCGTCGCTCCCTCCGGCGTCCCCGGCAGCGTCGTGCGAATCATCCACACCGGAGCCAACCCACCCACGGTGTTGAAGCGCACCGCATTGTTGGTAGACCAACCGCCGCCCCACCCCTCTTTTCGCATCAGGAAGTACGGCTGGTTGGTTCGCGGGTTCACCGGCGCCAGATCAGACGTCGTATTGCCCGAAGCGATCACACCGACCGTCTCACCAATCAGCTCGAACTGCGTCGCCGAAGTAAACCGCACAGCCCAGCGCTCGGTGATCGCATCCGCATTGGTAACCACCAGCGGATAGTCGGTGTCGTTGTAGGTGCCCGGGGCCACGCTGCCAGACGGCAGATCCGCCCACACGTTCGACCAGGCCGCCTGATCGAACAGGCTCACCACCCGCGCCTGCAGATCCAGCGAGCCATTCGCCTCGCCCAGACGCAGCGCAGTGCTGATCATCGCCTCGCCCACCGGGTAGTCATGGGTCAAACCGGTATTGATCTCGATCTCGCCCGTGATCTGCGGCTGCACCACCAGGCGGCGATCCTCCACGCGCTCGCTGATAGTGATCGGCAGCGTGTAGGCAGAGAGGTTCAGCGGGTCGCTGAACTTGAGCGTGCCCGCGTCCAGGTCAGCCACGAACCATGCCGCATCCACCGGTGCGCCGATGGCGTCACGCACCTCGATGGCTGCCACCCGGCCGCGACCGAAGGACACCGTCTGGTTCGCCTGCGGCGAGGCCACCACATGCTTGGCGGTGTGGTGAATCAACACCGTCTGCCCGGGCTTGAACGCCGGGGCCCGGCCGTCGCTGGGCAGGCGCACGGACGACAGGCCGATGACGACCTCCGAGAGCGGGATCGAGCGGTACACCACCGCTCCCATGTAGATGGACCCCGCCTGCACCAGCGCCGGCCGCCAGATCCGGTCTCCCTCCACCAGTTCGGGATCGAACCAGGGCTGACCCTCGTTGCCCGCCACCGGCACCAGCTGGCCGAACTGCACCTTTGCGACACCGCTCTCCCAATCCACGGTCCCGCGGATCTGGGCACCGGAGATGGCCCCATTGATGTCGGCCGTCGCTGTGAGCAGCTCGCCGTCCAGCCGGTTGGCTCGCAGCGTGAACATGCCCGGCCGCAGCGGCGAGCCCGGCGCGCGGAAGAAGCTGTTGGCAACGCCGGGGTCGCCGATGCGCGTCAGCAGGGACTGGATCTGCACGGCATTGGCGCCGCCAGCCAGCCACTGGGTCAGGCTCACCACGCCGGCGGTGTAGTCGATGGTGCCAGCGTAGACACCCGCGCCGGTCAGCGGATCGACGGTGTGGTAGAGGCCGCCGCTGCGATCCACGTAGGTGCGGCCACGGAAGGTAAACCTCACGCTGCCAGGCACGATACTGTCGCTGATGGTCGGCGTCAGCTGCAGGGACACCGGGGGAAGCTGCAGCGATTCTTCAGCCGATTCAGCCCCAGCACCCGCGAGCGTCCACCCGGCGGAGACCAGCGTGCCGGCCGAGAACTGCGCCAGCACGTCCGTGCGGCCGTAGCCGACGAGCTTCAGCCGCCCAGAGCGCAGCTCGTACTGTGGGTAGGACACTTGGTGGACCGTAAACTTGCCGGCCTGCAGGGTCACCGCGCCGGTGCTGTAGTTGATGGCCCCCAGCGCGGTGGTCGCCGCGGTGTCGCCCACCGAGACCGCCACCAGGTTGCCGTTGCCATCGTCCTTTGCGATGACACGCATGGGCTGCGGGGCGGAGGCCAGATCGTAGGCGTCCCGCATCACAGTGATGACCCAGTCCAGCATTACAGAGCCCGGCTTGACCGGCCCCTGCGGCAGCGCGAAGGACACCAGGCCGTTGCCGTCTGGCACAGGCTGCGGCGCAGCGTGGAGCGACTCCGCCCAATCGTAGTTGACCGCCATCTGGGTGTTGGCGTCAGGCAGTGTATCCAGCTGCAGCAGGCACTCACCCGTGGCATAGGCGATTGACCCGCGAGCCTGCCCGGCGATGAGCAGGCCACCGACACCGTTGTCGGTCACGCTCACATCCGCGCCGCCCACCCGCACGGTAAGCCGCACAGTGCCGGGAATTGCACCCTCGTGCCCCAGCAGGAATCGCAGCGAAGGCGGCTTGATGTTGGCGTCCCCAGTTCGGGCCTCAGCAATGATCGAGGTGCCCCAGGCACTGATGATGCTGCTGTCCAGGTCGGGCAGCGCGCCAGTGGTCAGTACCAGAGAGCCCGTCATGTAGTTGATGGTGCCGCTGCCCTGCCCCGGCTTGCCAACAAGCTGGCCGCGACCGTTGTCCGTCAGGCGGTACCAGCGACCGAGCGCACGGTAGTCCACCACGACAGTACCCGGTGCCGGCAGCGGCTCCAGCTGGGTGAGCCACACCATGCCCTGGTTGTTCTGCGTCACCGCGATCTCATCGGTGAAGCCCTGCATGGGAATGGTGCCGGCCGGGGTCGCGGTGATGCTGACGCTGGTGCTGCCCACACCGGTTGAGTGAACCAGCGAGATGGATCCGGACTGATAGTCGACGGAGCCTGCCCAAGGCGTCACCGCGGAAGAGGCCAGACCGCCCGTACCATCGTCCGTCAGCTCGATGCTGCCCACCAGTACCTTTACGCTTCCCACCGCCATGCCCGTGCCAAGAAAGCGCGTTACCGGGACGCCAGCAGTGAATGCGCTGCTGAAGTTCAGCGCCAGGCTGTTGGCTGGGCCGGAAGGAACGTGGCTCAGCGTACCCATGCCCGCCAGCACGTCGCTCACGGCGGTCTCGGCGGTGGATGTGGGGACAATCGGCACGTAGGGCGAGTCGATCTGCACGGACAGGTCACCGGGCTTCCCAGCCGCCGTCAGCCGCTTCACGCTGTGGTAGCTGGTGGCGTCGACCACATTGGTCTCATAGACCCGGGTGCCGGGCTTCGTGGCCGAGTAGCGGATGACCTCCTGGCCGTAGAAGTTGAGCAGCAGCGCGTTGACCAGCTCGATCACCAGCACATCGCGCTCGAAGGCGCCCTGGTCATCGGTGAACGTCCGCGTGGTCCGGGAGAGCACGTTCTTCACCCGCACGTACTGCTCCCCCGGGTCGCGGCCCGAGGCAGCCGCCGTCAGCAGGCTCAGGTTGTCGTTGATGTCCGGGCTCGGCGCATCCTTCGTGGTGTAGACCTGGATGGTCATCTGGCCGATGAAGTGGTCGCCCAGCAGGATGAACCGCGATTCGGTGCCACGGGTGATGTAGCTCTCCACACGGTTCTTGGCGTCCAGACGCACGTCGCTGTAGGAACCGGTGGCGAACATGGTCACGGTCACACGCGGGTCGGAGGGCGGATCGATCAGCACCGCGATCGCATCCTTCAGCACGTCCGGGCCCGGGGTGTCCACGTGCACGAACATCTTGCGCAGCGTGGAACGGCCAGTGGTCCGCTCTTCATCACCGATGTCGGGGAACAGGTTGTTCATGGCGCCATCGACGATCTCGGTCTGGACCATACGGCCGCCGCCATCAGGGTTGTCGGTGAGGCGCTGCGACTGGCGCATCTTGATATCGGTTGCAAGGATCGTCATTGGTCAGACCGTCATGAGGCGAAGAGTGATGGAGAAGTAGTCGGCGTCGAGCGCCGGCACCGCGAACCGGCAGGGATCAGCCTCGACGGCAGCCCCTTCAGTCCGGCGCCACCGGACCTGGAATGTGCGGTCGCCGCCGTTGTGCGCCGGCAGGGTGAGCGTCAAAGGGGCAACCTGCAGCTGGCCGCTCAGCTCCTGCAGCTGGCGCAGCACATCCAGCTGCACCGGGCCGACGTACGCCTGGCCGTCGCGGGTGGTCTGCAGGGTGATCGGCCGACCGGACTGCCGCGCCGACTCCTGCACGATCAGCGCCCCGCTCAGGCTGGTGCGGACCTGCTGCCCAATGCGCCACGCGGTGAACTCATCGGCCCACTGCAGATCCGCCGGCAGTTCGATCCCGGCAAGCACAACCCGGCTCATCGCGCGCCCCTTACCGAGACCGCGCGGCTGCGCTCGATCCTGCGCAGCACGATGGGAGCGACGAGGCCCGCAATGCGCTCGGCCTGCTGCATCTCGGCCGCCGTGGCGCCGGCCACCACTTCCTTGCTTGGAGCCTTCCAGTCAATAGTCAGGACCTGTTCCTTGTTATCGCCGGCCTGGATGCGGGCGGCGTCCGCCTTGGCTTGGGCCTCAGCCTCAGCCAGGGCGGCGCGGCGGCGCTCTTCCGCTGCCTGCTTTGCAGCCCGCTCTTTCTCCAGGCGCTTGGACTCGATCTGGCTTTCCAGCTGGACGATGGCGTCGAGCTCGCTGGAGCCGACCAGGTCGAAGCGCTCGGCCAGTTCCTTTCGCTTGCCGGAGATCTCTTCCATGCCGTCCAGCAGCTTCTTCTGTTCCTCGGTGTACTTCGCCAGGTCCTGCCGCTGCTCGAACAACGCGTTCCAGACGTTGGCGAACTGCTGCAGGCCGTTTGGTCCGCTCATCTGGGAAAGCAGCTCACGGGTTCGTTCGGAGACTTCACCCATGTTGAGAGAGAAGCCGCCAGCAGCTGACGATGCGCTGGAGAAGCTGTTTCCGGCTGCCGCTGCGCCCTCGGCCACCCGCTCGACCCCGCTACCCGCCTCATCCGATGCCTGCTTGACCTCCCGCAGGGCGCCAGAGACCTTCTGCGCACCCTGCTCGACGCGGCCCATGGCCGTTTCGCCCTTGGCACCAAGGTCTTCCAGCGAGCCTGCAGTGTCATAGACGGCGCCCTGCACATCCAGCTGGGATTGCACCTGGGCACGCCGCCAGGCATCGCTGTCCGCCACCGCGGCCTTGGCGGTGTCGGCATAGGCGCGAAATGCACGGCGCACATCCTCGACCGATGCCTTGCCGTTGGCTGCACCTTTGCGGATAGTCTCGAAAGCTTCCCAGGCAGAATCGCGTGCAGCGTTGAGCGACTGCTGCGACTGGATGCCCAGGCGCTGGAACTCATCGGTCAGCGGATTCAGGCCCGCCTCGATCTCGCGCAGCCTGGCACGCAGCGCCGAGGCCGCGCGGGCTGCGGAATCGAAGCCCACCCGCCCCTGCTCGCCGGCGGCCTGCAGCAGGTTGCCCAGCGTGCGCGCCTCATCCAGCGTGGCGACGTTGCCCAGCGCGGCCTTGAAGGCCGCCTCGATCTGGGTACCTGTGGCCACCGCGTTCTCAGTGACGGCGCCGAAGGCTGCAATGGCATCCCGCCCCGCCTGGGTGAAGCTGACCCCCAGCTGGCCCGAGGCCACGCCGAGCTTGGTCATCGCGGCCAGCAGCGTCGTCTCCAGCACCGCCGCGGCATTCACCGCGGCCTGCGGCAATGAGTCGAACGCCGCTTGGGCAGCGCCTTGGAACCGGGCCAGCTCTTCACCCGACAGCTGCTGCAGCGTCGCCAGCAGCCCATCACGCACGTTGCGCTCGGCAGCGCCACCTTGGGTGGCGATGAAGCCCAACGCCTCGCCTACAGAGGCAAGCGTGGCGGTATCGGCGAAGTTGAGCCCGGAGAACATCTTCTGGATGGACTCGTTCGCCAGCTTGGCGTTGCTGCCGATGCCTTCGAGCTGCGTCACAACCTGCTGCGCCGCGCCGCCAATGCCGTTCTTCATCGCATCGGCGGCAGTCTGGACGCCCGTGCGCAACGCGGCGAACCCGGTCGACACGTCCAGCAGCTGCTGCGTCACCTGGCCCAGCTGCTGCAGCTGCTCGGCCGTCGCCATGCCGGACTTCTGCTGCATCAGCAGGAAGCCTTCCTGTGCGGTCAGGTACTGCTCCAGCCCCGACAAGCGTTTTTCGTAGGCCAGCCGCTCGGCCTCGCCCAGCTTGGAGACCTCATCGGCCGACTTGATGACCACGTCACGATAGGCAATGAACTCCAGCGACTGCTGCCGCAGCTGCGTCGCCGAGTCCCGCACCTGGTTGATGTAGGCGCGCTGGGCCTCACCGGCACGCTTCAGGGCCGGGTCGTGGTGCTTCCAGATGTCCTGGGCGACGGTCTTGAGCGCATCCAGGCCACCCATCGCTGCTTCCAGCCCCAGCACGGCGACGGTGATGGGTACTGCCTTCGGCAGGCCGCGCAACAGCGCACCGAATCGGGTAATCCCCCGCCCGCCACTGGCGACGGCGGCATTGTTGGCGATCTGGGCATTCGTGGCCGCGATCAGCCCTGCACGCCAAGCGTTCAGCTGGATCAGTGCCCCCACAATCTTGAACTGGGCATAGGCGGCGGCCATCAGGCCGATAACGCGAGCGTGGTCCACCACCCACTGCGTCGTGCCCTTCACCGCCTCGGCCATGGTGATGATGGCTTGGGCAGTCTGCTTGGCCCAGCGCGAGAGACTGCCATCGGCGGCCAGTCGATCCAGCGTCGTCAGCAGCGTGGTCAGCTGTTCCTTGAAGTAGGTCAGCACGCCCTGGTCGGCGACCTCCTGCTTCCAGTCTTTGAAGCGGTCCGTGGCCGTCTTCCACAGGCCCGCGATGGTACCCACCTTTGCGGCGGCCGCAGCACCACCGTAGGACTCGGTGAGCATATCCAGAATGATGGACTGCGCCTGCGCGACCTGTCCGGTAGCCTCCAAGCTCTTGATCAGCGCCTTTTGGCTGTCATCCAGCGTGAAGCCCTGCTTGCTCAGGCTCTCCATCGCCTTGGACGGCGTCTGCAGCGCCTTGCCCACAGTCTCAGCCGACTGCTCCAGCGACATGCCCAGGCGCTGGGCCTGGTCGATGGTGATCTGCATTGCAGCCGGGAACTGCTCGCCCACGATGTTGGTGTAGGACAGCAGGCGCACCTGGGCCGCGCTGATCTGCCCATCATCGAACAGTCCACCCTGCAGCTGCTGGCGCATCGCAGCCAGACTCTGCGCGGTGAACTCGCTGGTACGGCCGGTGGCGTGCAGGGCGGCTTCCAGCTGCGCCAGCTCCTGCTCGGCGTCGCTGCCTTCCTTCACGATGGCCTTGATGCCATCGACAACCCGGTTCAGGCCGACAAACGCGATCGCACCCGCCGCGACCGCCTTGAGCCGGCCGAACCAGCTGACAGTGCTCTCGGTGGCCGATGCCAGGTCACCGCTGCCGGCGGCGGCATCAGCGGCGCGTTGCCGATAATCAGCCAGCGCCTTCGCGGCGGCCTTGCTGGTGGTGGCCTGCTTGCGGAAGGCGGCCTCGCCTTCCTCGATCTGCTGCTTGCGGCGGCGGCCGGCCTCGGCCTCGGCGGCTGCGGCACGGGCCTGCTCGGTCAGCGCGGCCGCACTGCGAGTGGCTTCGATACGCAGCCGCTGCTGGTGGTCGGCCAGGTTGGCCGTGTTGACGCCGAGCGAGGACAGTTCGGTATCTGCCTTGGCAACCGCGTCCCACTGCTCGGTGAGCGCCTTCTGCAGGCGCTCCCCCTCTTTGCGCAGCTCGCGCTGGGCAGCCAGCACCTCGCGCGACGGCTTCTCCATCTCGCCGATGCTGAGGCTGAGGGACAACGCAGCCTGCTGGTTGGCTCCGAACTGCTTTTCCAGCTCGGCAAGGTCGGTCAGCATGCCGTCGTAGGCGTCCGCCTTGGATGCGGCCTCATTCAGCCCGGTCAGCGAGTCCAGCAGCTTGGTGGCCTTGCTGGCGGTCTCGACCGATACATCGCCCAGGTCGCCGAACGCCGCGCGCAGTTCATCCACGCCCTCGCGACCTTGGGTCTCGATGACAACCCGAATTGCTTCTTCCAGCCGATCAGCCATTGGAGCTTCCGTTGATGCGCCACTGGCGGCGCAGTTCAGTCACGTAGGTGGTATGCAAGCGATCCATGAGCCGGCGCCGCGCAGTGAGCGCACGGCTGTTACCGTCAGCACCGGAGAGCATCTCGAACGGGCTGGGCCCGCGCAGGATACGAACCGGCCCACGGCCATGCCGCTTCTGCTGCGCCCGATCCCAGCTGCGCACCCGGATGGCCTTGCGGCCCTTGATCGTGGCGATGAAGGCGCCCTCGTATGTCTTCGATTCGCCCAGACCGATGCTGGCCGTCGCGCCTTTGGACTTCCGGCCCGCCCAGCGACCACCGAACTCGATCAGCGAGATCTGCCGGGTGCTGGCCCAGATCGACAGAAAGTCATCCCTGCCGCGCTTACCGGTGCTGTAGCCGCGTTCGCCGGTCTCCACGCGGTACTTCCCGCGAAGCGCCGAGGCGCGGATGTTGTAGGACGCCCGGACTTCCTGCGTGGTGGCCGGCCCAGCACGCCGCTGCAGCCCAATGAACGCCCGCTGCACCGACAGGTCATAGCGGTTCAGCACTTCGCCGGCCAAGTCGGTCAGGCCGTGCAAGCCCTTCGCGCGACGGCCGCTGACGTAGTACTTGAGCAGGTTGTTGGCGCGATTGGATGCCACTAAGCCCTTCCTGATTCATGTTGGGAGGGCGCCGTTCGAGCGCCCTCCCCTCACTGAGGTCACCAGCCCGCTCAGTCCGCCGACTGCGCCGCGATCTTGAAGGTGTAGAGATCGGCTTCGCCGGACTGGAAGATCACCGGGCCGGTCAGGGTCACCTGGATCGGCTCATCGCTGAACCAGTCCACGTCGCCATCCACGGTCAGGTCGACGTTCGGGATGGTCAGCAGGCCTTCGTCGCCGCTGATGCGGTCCTGCATGTCGCCGAGGATCTGGAAGGACTTGCTGGGCGTGGTGCCGCCGCTGATCGCGGTTTCCAAGTAGGCGTCGTACTTGTAGTTGGCCACCACGGTGTTGCCGGCCTGCAGCGCGCCGCCGGGCTTCGGGATCAGCAGGCCATGCACCGGGTCGAGGGTGTAGTCGGTGCCCTCCACCAGGTCGACGTCACCCTTCTTGAAGACCGGCGCGGTGTCGGCCAGCAGGAAGTTGTGCGGCAGCTTGACCGGCGTGTCCACGCTACCCACGGTCACAGACACGTCGGTGGCGGTACCGGCGGCGACCTGGGTGGCTACCAGGGTGCCGTACAGCATGCGGGCCAGGATGGCAGTCGGCACTTCCAGTGCAGTGATGGAAACGCTGGTGACACCAGGGTTGGAATCCTTGTGAATGATCTGCTGATAGCGCGCATCGCGGCGCTTGCTCTTGATCTCCACCGAGTCACCAGCTTCATAGCTGAACGTCAGCGACGACTGTTCCAGCGGCTGGTTGCCGAATTTGTCGGCCTGCTCGGGGATGACGGGAATGCGGGCGCCGTTCGGGCCGTGCTCCCAGAAACGCAGATCGCCTGCGAACTTGCGGACTTTGGGCTGTGCCATGGTGTTGCTCCTACGGGTTCGGGTTGGGGACGGGCTCAAAGGTCTCGGTCAGACCAGCCCGTGCGGTGATCTGAGCGACGACGGCGGAATTCCCTGCGTCGTCTTCCAGGTTTGCAATCTGGGTTGTCAGCAGCTCGAAGGCGGTGACGCCTATCGGCAGCATCTTGGCGTTCAGCGTCAGGGCGCGGATCAGGTCGTGCCTGGCACGGTGAACCAGCAACCGTGGGTTCTCCCGACCGCTCCCGCGAGGAACTTCAAACTCGATGGTGATAGCGGCGTCGGAACTGGCCTGGGCGCTACCGCCGCCACTCCGCGAGAGCTGCTGGACCGAGATGACGGTGGCGGGCTCGGATTGGTCCTCGGGCACCTCATCATCGTCCACCACGATCAAGCCGCCGCCGATATCGGTGCGGAAGCCGGCCGAGGTACGGATCAGCCTCACGCGATCACGCAGGAACTCGACCAGCTGCCAGGAAAGGGGTTCAGCCAGCTCAGCCACGGCGCACCAGCCACCGGCTGCGGGAGCCGTCGTCACTGAGCTTTTTCGCGTTCACGAAGGCCTCGCCAGCCACTTCCACGCGATCACCCTGATCGGGATCGACATCGGCTCGCAGGTACACAACCTCCACACGACCCGAAACGAACTGCTGCAGATCCCCGATGGTCTCCACATCGCGGTCGACGTAGACCCGTACGCCTTCAGTCACGATGCCGGTCTTCTCCGACTTGACCGTGGCGGTGGAGACCATGCCGGCGATTGCCAGCGCACTATGAATGGTTGCGTCCATCTGACGCAGGAAGTCCCGCTCGCTCACCGGGCACCTCCCGAGCAAAGAAGCGCATAGGCCTGCAGCCCTCTCACCTGGGCGTCGCACTGGGCGGCGGCGCCAACAGCTCGGCCCGCACTTTCGATTCGGTCGTCGGCTCGACCATCAGGCTGGCTGGCGGCAGCGGCGGCCGCGGACAGCTCTGCGGTGGCGACGGACGCTTGCCAGCGCTGGTGCAGGCGCTGGTTGCCAGCGCGAAGATCAGCGACGAGGCGATCAGATGCTTTCTGTGCATCGTTCTTTTCCTTTTCGTACTGGGTGGCCAGGGCGTTCGCGGCGGCGGCACTGCTGCGCTCTGACTGCAGGGTTTCGGCCGCGGCATTGGCTTCGGCGCGGGCAGCATCACGCTCACCTTCCATGGCATCACGGCTCGACGCGGCCTGATCGGCCGCACGGTGCGCGATGGAGACTGAGCCGCGCTGCCAGACGATGACGCTCAGCAGCACCAGGATGGCGACGATGAGGGCGCGGATCATGCGGACACCACCGGATCTTCGGGCGGGATGACTGCACCGAGGCCGCGCAGCGTGGATTCAAGCTGGCGGACGCGAATACGCAGCGCGCTCGCGTCTTCCTGCGCCTTGAGGCGCATCTGCATCTCGGCCTGCAGCCGCTCGTCCTGAGCAGTGACACGCTGCTCCAGAAACCCGATGCGCTCGGAAAGGCCCTTAATGAGATCGACGTTAGCGTCGGTTTCCGTGCGCTCCTTCCTGTGCGCGAGGAAAGCCGTCCACGTCTCGCGTAGCACCCACAGCGCTACCACGCTGCCCGCAGCCCACCAGGGCGCCGAGGCAGTGACGCCGCCGCCGACCATCAGCGCAGCGCCTCTGCAACGCCCGCTTCGATCACATCGGGCCGCCAGTACATGCCACCGTTCTCGTGCTTGGCGATGGCCGTGGCCAGCCGGCTCAGGGTGACCGCGTTGTCCAGGCGGATGACTTCCGAAGGCGCGACGCCCACTGCAGTGGCAACCTGCTGGACATAGGCACCGGTGTTGTTCTCCACCGGCGGCGCCCAGCGGCCGATGATCTCCTTCACCGTGCGCAGGCCGTGCCTGCGCTGATAGGTGAGCAGGGTCTTCGCCAGGGCACGGAACCCGGCCTGCGGGGTCAGGAACACGCAGAAACGCTGCTCGCGGGCGATAGCCGCGGCAGACCGATCCTCACCCTGCCACGGCGTGCTGGTGCGGTCGATGTTGCCAGGATTGTTGTTGCGTACGCCGCGCGGCGTGCTGGTGGTGCCCATGCGATCCCCCGTTGTCGCTGTGGAAGAACCGGCACCGCTCACGCCACCCGGGCGTATGTGAGCGGTGCCGGCCAAGACTTACGCCGACTTCAACGAGCCGGAGCCCGGGGTCAGCTTTGCGAGCACGGTTGCCGTGCCGGTTCCAGCGGCAGCGACGGCCACCGCGCAGTTCTCCAAGTCGCCAGCATCGGCACCGGTCGCGATCAGCTGACCGGCCTGGGCGTCCCAGGTGAGGCCGGCGCCTTCGACGATGCTGGCGCTGGCAAGCTTCGGCAGTTCGAAAACGCCTTCGATCTGGGCACTGCCCTTGGTGCCAGCAGCAATGTCCACCAGCGCGACCGCCAGCAGCTTGCCGACGATGGATGCCTGGCCACTGACCAGGTTGGTGGCTGCGGTGATATCGATCACTGCACCAGGAAACTTGTAGTTCTTCGCCATGACGATGGTCCTCAGTTGGCGTATTGCATGGAAGAAGTAGGCGACCGCAGCTGCAGCAGGAGCGCTGCAGCTGCGTAGCCGGTTACTCGCCCGGGTTGTAGGCTGCGCCGCGCCAGCCCACTGCGCCCACGCCGTACTTGTGGACGACCTTCCAGCTGAGGCCATCAGTGCGGAAGTTGGTCTCCTGCTCCAGCACCGGCGTCTGCACACCATTGAGGAAGGCGACTTCGATCACCGGCTCCACGTTCGGATCGGCGAAGCCGTACCAGCCCTTGCCGGTGCCAAGGCGCGGAGAGGTGATGATGTCGCTGAAAGTTGCGCGCGAGGTGTTGTTGACCTGGAACTTGCCGGTCACGTCCGGGTCGTATTCGCTGTTGTTCACCAGGGTCGCGCGGCCATGCATGGCCACCGTGCCCAGGAAGCGCGACAGCGAGATGTCGAGGTAGTCGTTGCCACCCGGGTCCATCTGCAGAGCCATC